TGCGCGTTGCTATACTTTCCGGCGGACGCGGCCCTGCGCTTGAGAACAAGCTGTTTGAGTTCGTCGTCCGTCATCTTTGCCATTAAGCGCGGGCCTTCTTCTTGGCCTCTGGCGCGGGCTCGACGCCGCTTATGATGTGAAACGGCTTGAACGCCGCCGCCGCCGCTTCATCGCCGGTTTCCGCCTCGACGAACACGGTTTCAACCGTGCCATGACGATGGGTCTCCGTGGCTCGCCCACGAAGCGTTACAGCATAGCGCATTTGGTTTCTCCCTAAACGACGCGGGCAGGCTTGCTCAGCGGCTTGGTCCAGGCGTCATCAAGCTCCTGCGGCTTGCCCATCGCGAAGGTGCGAAAGGCGTCCGATGGATCGCTTGCCCAGTCATGCAATGGCCGGTCGCGGTAGGCGTGAAGCTTCTCGTCCCACACGCGCCGGTAAGAGCGAAGCGCATCGACGCCGGGAGCGGTCTTGTCCTTGTCGAAATAGCAGATAGGCAGGATCTGCCGCACCTCGTTGATGTCGTTCACCACGCTCTCGGTACGCGGAACAACCCTGACACCTTTGAGTCCCAGCGTCGTCGCCGTTTCCTTGACCGAGCCGAGCATCGTTTCGCTGTCCGCGTCGTGCGGCAACAAATGCTCGCCGTAGGTGTAAGGCTTCTTCAAAACCTCTTGGACGTAATAGTCGATCTTGGCCGACGTGCCGGCGAGGTAGTCAATCACCGCCCAGCCCGTGCCGTGCTTCTGGACAAACCAGATCGCAGTCGCGTCGTTGCTGCCCAAGTCCCAGGCCGTATGGACTGGTCTTTGGGGGTTGTGCGGGACGGCGGTAATCTGTCCGTCGCGCTCCATCCTGTCGATAATCTTCGCGTAATATGCACCCGGCAGACCAGCGCTGAAGCTGGTCATGTATTCCTGCTGGTAGATGGCCTCCCCGTCCTCTTCGCCGCGCTCGCTGATTAGCTCAGCAAGCTCGCTGCGAAGCGTCTCCTCAGAGAACACCCCTGTATCGGCGGCGGTTAGCCTTTCGGCGAACCAGTCCCCCGAACCCTTGGCCATCTCGAACATGCGGTGCGCGTGGTTCCTGCCGCGCGGCGTCGTAATGAAGATTGCCCAACCGCCGTTTTCCGCGAGGATCGGACGAATGAGCGACCACGCCTGTGGGTTGCTCAGCGCCCATTCCGAAAAGACCACGCCGACCGGGGGAGTGCCGACCAGCGCGTCGTAATTGTCCGAACCGATAACCTGCCATGTCGAGCCGCACTTGAAGCGGATCATCATGTCCTGCTCGCGGGTCGTGTCCCTCAATTCCTTGGGAAATGCCCAGTCGATGCGCTTTTGCCCGGTGTGCGGATCGACCGCGTCCCAAATTGCTTTGCGTGCCTGGTTCTGCTGGGGAAGCAGATGCCAGTAAACACCAACTCGCTCGTGTGCCGCGCAGGCCGTGAACTGAAGCGCCAGATCATCCTTGCCGTGACGGCGCGGCCAGATTGCGATTGCCCGCCTGCCGCCCCCGTGCATATATTTCCACAGCGGCTCTTGATAGTCTCTCGGCTTCCATTTGTTCGGAAGCTCGATCTGGCTCACGGTTTGTTGACGATCACGGTCAAGCTGGCGTCCTTGCCGTCACTGTCAACGGGCGCTCGGCGAGGATGCAGATACGGAGCGGCGGCCTTGGCACAGTCGATCCGCTTGTCGTTCTCCAACTGAATGTCGCGCATCATGCGGAGCAGGAAGTCCAGCGGAAGTTCGCCGGTTTCGGTCGCCTTTTGAACGGCCTCCTCGGTCAAACGATTGCTGCCGTTCTTCTTGCGCCCCGCTCCCGGCCTAGCGCCGCCGCGAGCCATTTGATTGGCCTCTGATTGTTTGAAAGTTTTTCAAGATGACTTCTCCCCGGTTCCGCTAAGCGGGTCGCCGGTTACAGCTTCTAAAAGGCGTTTCGTAGCATGTGGACGACGTTGGCCCATTCGGCGGCAAGTTCGTGCTCACCAGCTTGAACCATTGTGTGGAGTTGGTTGATCGCGTGAGCCGTCGCGGACTTGAGCGCCTCGGCCTCGCTATCAGCGGCAGCGGCGATCTCCTGGGCTCGCTCAATGGAGGCGCGGCCCTCGATCGCCCCGAGCACGAAACCGATGATGAGCGCTGCTGCGATGTAGATAATCATACTAGCAACTCAGCCTGTAATTCGCTGTGCCCGAGGTGTAGGCAGAGCAACGCAGGCGATACTGAACACTGCCCTCGGGTGCAGGCAGCACTTCGTTAGCCGGCGCCGTGTAACTGACCGCATTGCCCGTGCAGTAGCGGTTCACCGGGATCGCGGTCGTGAAGCTGTCGAAAGAGCATTCAAGCACAATCGTGCCCACGAATGTTCCCCACACCGAGACATTGAACTGCTGCGCGTTGTTAAACGAGCCTACGTTTGGAACATAAGGCGTTCCGTTGCCGGTCGCGCTGAACGACCCGGTTACATTGGACATGCCAACTCCGTCTGCCAAGAGGAACCTCTATGCTTTACTGAGGGCTGTTGCCCCGTTGTTGAACTTGCGTTAAATATTTGGGTTGTTGCCTCTGCTCGGTAAGCCAAGGACTGTTGTAATGTTTAAACGTCTGCGTGCTTGGTATCTTCGCCGCTTTGGTCCCCACGGCATGGGGTGCTGCTGCCGGGACTGTTGGCTCAGCTAGTTATGAATGTGCATCCCGCTCATTCCGCCTGACCATGCCGGAGGAATTAGTTTCCATCCCGGATCGGTTTCGAGCAAATGCGGGTTGGCGATAGTCATGACCTGAACGCTGCGGCCTCCCGCGCCGCCCTCGCCTGCCGCGCCGCCAGTCAATCGCTGTGTCGGACTGATCTGCGAGCTGTTGCACTGGTGGCCGGTATGGTGCTCCGTCCCGAGGCAATTGTCCTGCCACACGGTCATGCCGTTGGCGTGATCCCAACCGTCCATCCAATCGGTATGAAAGGTCGTTCCGGGGGGCAGCTGCGCTTTCGTCAGTCCGAACTTCGCACGGTAGGCAATGTCGCTCGACAAGTCCCAGCGTGACCTATCCGAGGCCCCGTATTGCGTGAAGTGAATCTCGAGCCTGAGGTTCGGGATGCGGTAGTAGTTCGACGGGCACGTCCATGTCGATTGGTCGTTGTCCCATACTTGGGGAATGACGTTCTTGTAGCCCCCCGGCGACCAGAGGTTGGCGCCGTCATAGCAGGGCGGTGCGTCGATTTGGAACGTGAAGTCCTCTAGCCCCCGCATCGTCTCTGACGAAATGGTGAAGGAGTTACTGAGGTTGTAGGTTCCAACGCCCCCTGTGGTGCCGGTGAGCTGCGAGTTGATGTAAGTAACCTGAGTCGAGCTCGTGCCGGCAGCAGAAAGGATCATTCCCGGCAAAATCGTGCCAGAAGTCATGGAGCTTACCGTAAGGGTCGTTCCAGACACCGAGCCCGTGAATACTGCGGGCTCGCAGGTGCCGCCCCACGGATCGGAGCCGTCGCCATTGACGAGTACGCGGGAGCCGCCGCCAGCGATCGGGCCGGTTCCTCCGGCGCAAACGTATAGCACCTGGCTATTGTAGTTGCCGCCTGTGTCGGTCAGCGAATAGCGGGTGTGTCCAATGGTCGTGTTGGCACTGTTGAGGATCGTCTGAAGCCACGAATATTGCTGCGGCGAGCCCGACCAGGTGGCGTCCATGTCGAAGCCGAACACATAGCGATTGCCGACCGGAATGTGGGCCTTGGCGCCGTTGCCGGTGCCGTTGGTCGCTGGGTTTTCGACATAATAGACCGTCACCCAATCGGCGGTGATGAAGTAGTTTTTGCTATCGCCGTAAGGGTTGAGGACTTCGAGCGCTGGGAACCAGTAGCAAGTCCCGTTGAGGTCTGTCCCTGCCGCCGCTGAGTTGAGCGCATGAGTCCTTAAGCTCTTGTAGGTGGAGTAGGCATTGCAGGAGCCGCCGCCGAAGAACTGATGCGGGTGTGAAGCTCCTGGCTGTCCGTAGTTCCTTTGGGGATCGTCGGGCTGGATGGTAGTGATGCCGATGATGGTGCGAAACTTGTTCTCGCCGCACTGCGGGGTTGGGCCGCCGTAACCGGACGACAAGCAATAGCTTCCTGAGTTGGAGCCTCCCATCGTCCGCGAGGTGAGGGTCTGCGACGTATCGACATTGACTGTGCCGACGCCGCCTGTGCTGGTTCCCAGCGACGTGACCTTTTCGGTCGTCATCCCTGATGCGTAGATATAGTCGCCTACAGCGATTGGGCCGCCTGAGGTGAAGGCGCTGACAGTGACAACCGTTCCCGACTGCGAAGCGGTGAAAACGTGCTCAGTCTGGTCGGTGGTCGTGGTGATGCGGCCAGTAGTCGAGGGAACGGGAATGTTGGTGAGCCCCGACCCGATCGGCATGGGCGTGACGGTGCTGTCGAGGACGACGTTGGCTGTGCCATCGGTCTTGTAGACCGGCGCGACCTGGCTGAACGCCGGGACGTCGGGCGGCTTGGGAAAGGTCTGCGCGATCGAGACCGACGCAAAGCACAGCGCCCAGAGGGCGAGGATAATTCGCTTAGCCATAGATATTGGACCCCGAAGGCGAGCCGTTTGTGCCGGTACCGCCGAGCAAGAAGGGTGTGCCGCCAAAATTAATCGTCGCCGCGTCACTGTCCTTGCTGCCCCCCGTAAAGGCGTATGGAGTGGCAGGAATGAGCGACGATAGCGTGATGTTGGAGCCAACCTGCGCCATCGAGCCGGTGTGCTTGTAATAGACGCCCAGCGTTGAGGTTGAGGAATTGTAGCGCAGGCCAATAATGTCGCCGACCGCAATGGTCGCCCCTACCGGGATCGCGGTCTGCGTGCTGTCGTGATCGACGTAAACATTGGTGTCGGCCTTGGGGATAATGACCGAGAGGCCGTTGAAGGTCGCCTGGCCGGGGAACGCTGTGCCGCCGCCGAAGAATCCCGTTCCGCCGCCGTTGAGGTCAATTGAGTTGTCGGTCACACCGAGGACGACCTGCCCAGTGGTACCGAAGCCGATGACGGTCATCTCGACGTAGAAGTCGGTATGCGCAGCCGAGACCGCCGCTCTCGTGAACTCGTTCGCGCCGCCATTGCCGGCGGGAATGTTCCAGCTCAGCTTTGGCGTTCCCGTGACGTTCAGCAGCTTGGAGCAACTGGTTCCTGCGGCCGAAGTCAGCGCGGCAGAGGAGACGCTGATCGTGTCGGTAACGGTATTCGACCATGCCGAGATGTCGGCGTTGAAA